GTGCTTTAGAAAACGAACACAATGCTTTGATGCAGAGGGCGGTGGAGCTTCTTGGCTGAACCCAAATACCCCAAAGGTGAAAGAGTCTGGGTTGGATATTATAATGCCGAGCATGAGCTCTGCTTTATTCTTACCAGTAAAGAGAGCCGTGAGTTTTATTTCCTGTATGAGCTTGTTGACGGAGAGTTTAAGAAGCTTGGAAAAGCGAAAGAACTTGAGGATAAGTTCGAAGTTTCGAAGAGAATGAGGTGTGCGCAATGATGTCTGATTTTGAGTATGATTGCTGGCAGCGTAAACGTATTGCACAGCAAGCAAAGTACCGCAAGTGCGGAAGCAAGAGTAAGAAATGCTCAATGTCAACAGACCACATGACGCAAAAACAATGGAAGGAAAGGAATGGGAAAGTTGTGACCGTTAATTTGAACCAGCCAATTACATGGGATGACTTCAAGGCACTGACGGCTTCAATGCAAGAAGAGTATCTCAAACACATGATGGAAAACTATGGCGCTAACGCAACGAGTTTTGCCGCCATGTTCGGAGTGCAACCACTTACGATTCGTCGGCATATCCAAATGAACAAGCTGAATATCAAGTTCCCAGTTGGTCACTCTATGAGTACAGCGCAAAAGGATGCGTGGGATGAATTGCTGCATGGGAAAACATCTGATGAGGATGCCGAAGTAGAAGTAGAAGATGTACCAGCTACTAAGTTGGACGAAGCAGCTTCCAAACAGAGTATGGATATGAAGCGCTTTTCATTGTGCTTTAACGGGAGAATTGATGTCAACATGATTGCGAATTCTTTGCTACATATCTTGGGCGACAATGCAGTTGGAGAGGTTGAAATTGTGTGCAACCTTGGTTGATTTGCCTTGATAATCTGTATCTTTGTGATAGAATTGAATTGAAGGAGTGGTCAAATGGATAACGGCTTTGACTTGAAGTTTATGTCAGACGAGGAGCTGCGAAACGCAATGGATGAGTTCATCGATAGCGTTAAGGACGATGTCGCAGCAGATGAAGAAAAGACAACGGTTTTGAATCCGATGAAGCTGCAGCAGATGCAGTTTGCTCATGCGGCACTAAAATACATCACAAAGGATTCTGACGTTGAAGTTTCCTACAAATTAAATACACCGTTCAAAACGATGGGAAGCATCAGTGTCGAGGGAGAGACGCTGGCTTTTGACAAACCGGAGTGGTTTGCGAGAGTAGCAGAGTTTGCAAACAACATGGAGGTCTATCCATTGGTTAAGAACCGAGTCCGTTTGACATTTACATTCCACGGTCTCACTAAACCAATTGAATAAGAGGAGGCTGGAATGGAGTACACAACTTGCAAAGACTCCGTCATGGAGTTGATTAGCGATGGTTCTAAGGTCTTTGGACGCGACTATAAGATTTCAGAAGAAATGCTTTCTAAAATCGATGAGATTTGTGATGGCGTGGATGAGTTGGTATCTGAAATTGAATGCGAAAGTGTCCATGCAGATATTGAAGAAAAAACAAAGACACTCCGTATTGTCATTGTGTGTGATGAGCTTGAGCTTCACGGGGGAAGAACCAACGGGTTCTTCAAGCTAATTACGAAACTGAACTCTTTTAGCTTTTCAAAGCAGGGTCGAGAGTTCATCAAAATTGAGTTGAACATTTCGAATGTATGGGAGCGTATGAGTGAATGAGAAAAGAAGAGGGCGGCTAAGAGACGCCTTGAAAATGCTGAGCAATGCTGCATCCATTGTGGAAACAGTCTGCGACAGTGAGCAAGACTGTATGGATAACTATCCTGAAAACTTGCAAGGAACAGAGAAGTTTGAGCGTATGGAAGATGCGGTTGATAGTCTCAGTGATGCGCTCGAAAAGATTGATGATGCGAAAGGACATATCCAGTCTGCGTTAGGCTGATGTAGTGGTGGCTTTATGGAACTTGTGATTGCTGTGATTCTCGGAGTTATCTTGCTCATTAAATTTGGGTCAGATAAAAATGCAGTGAGGAACACTCGAAAGGCGTATGACAAGAAGCAGCAGGTAATTTCGGAGTGGAAAAGTGTAGTGACAGACCGTAGCCTTGAGCAGCGACTGAAAAGCTTTATCCATAATCCAGACAATAAAGAACAAGTTTCTGAGGAAGTTGCTCCTGTATATGAGGGAATCTTCGCCGGTAAGCAACTTTGCGAGTTGTTTCCAAAAGAACGGTGGTGCAAACCAAAAGCAGGATGGACGCCAGAGTATCACGAGCAAGTCCAGCGAGAAGTATGTATGAAGAATTCAGAAAACGCGCTTAGAATTATGATGGCAAAGCGCGGGAAGATTTTGGACTATGACGCAGACAGAAGCGCGTCTTACAGCCCCAGTGTAATATCAAGTGGTATCTCAGCAGACTCTCCATTGACGGCGTATGTTCTTATCTGGTGTGCGAAAGCCATAAAGGAGCATGGGGTGCCAAATGAGTTTATTGTTCCATCAATCGGTAAATATGGAGCAGGTAATATCCATTGGGAATTATAAAAAAGTAGGGCGTGAGCCCTACTTTTTCAATCCTCAAACAAATAATCTGGAAGGTCAATTTTTTCTTTC